GTAGAGCACCTGCTTTGCAAGCAGGCTGTCAGGAGTTCGAGTCTCCTATTCTCCATTCGCTATTTGCGAATAGCGAATCATTCCTCTATAGCTCAGTCGGTAGAGCGGGTGACTGTTAATCACCATGTCCCTGGTTCGAGCCCAGGTGGAGGAGTTATGAAAGGCGATTGTACATGGTCCGAACAATTCGGATACATTTATCTTTGTTGTAAGGAAATAGTCAAAATACTTATCTTGGGAGATCGTTATCGTCCTGGTGTATAAATAAATCCGAGGATAAATTTTATACTGCAAGGTCAGAATAATCATGCCATTAACACGTCTGGATAACCTTATCAGCAGCAAAACTGGTAAGTATCTTTATGTTTCTCCTGATGACTTCAACGCAACAGATTCGTTATCTAATAGAGGTAACTCACCTGTTACACCATTCAAAAGCATCCAGCGTGCTTTCCTAGAAATTGCTAGGTATTCTTATACCCCTGGTCCATCTAACGATAGATTTGATCAGTTCAGCATCATGTTGATGCCTGGTATTCACTATATTGATAACCGTCCTGGTCTTGTAGATACTGATGGTATCCCTGAGTTTGATTTTAATGAAACACTCAACTCTTGGGGTGAAGACCCTATTCTAGATATTTCTGATCCAGACAATATCTTCTACAAGTTCAATAACACTGAGGGTGGTGCTATCATCCCTAGAGGTTCTTCACTTGTAGGTTATGACCTCAGAAGAACAACTGTTCGTCCTCTCTATGTTCCTGAACCATCTTCGGTTACATATCCTCGCTCTGCCATCTTCAACGTAACTGGTGGTTGTTACTTCTGGCAGTTTACCATCAAGGATGGTCAGACTACGGCAGAATCACCTCTCTATAATCCTACAACAGGATCTGGTGAGGTATACTATGATCCATATGACTTCACGAAGAAGGCAGCACCAAACTTCTCTCACCACAAACTAACTGTATTCGAGTACTCTGATAAGGAAGAGCTACAACTATTCTACAGAAAAGTTGCTAGAGCATTTTCTAAGTATCAACCATCGATTGAAGATTTTACTCAGACTGCTAGTGGAACAACAATTTATGATTTCGATTTCAATGTTCAAGAGAACAGAATTGTTGGTCCTCTGTCTGACTCCAGAGTAATTGAGTCACTTAAATTTACTGACATTCCTGGTTCTTCTAGTTCTGAAATTGAGGTAACAACAAAGGTTGACCACGGATACTTTGCTGGTCAGTTTGTTGCTATTTCTGGCACAGAAATTGATGAAGAGATTGAAGGATTCTGGGGAATCTATAGTATTTCAGATGATCCACGTAAGTTCACCTATCGTGTTCCTTTCGTTGTTGCTGGTATTGGTAATGGATTGACATCTGGATCAACATATAGTGTAGACACCTCTCCTGCTGTTGGTCAGAACGCACAGGTTCTTGCTGAAGTTGACTCTGTTGAGTCTGCATCTCCTTATGTCTTCAACGTCTCAATCCGTTCTGTTTGGGGTATTTGCGGAATTTGGGCGAATGGTCTGAAAGCCACTGGATTCAAATCCATGGTTATCGCGCAGTATACGGGTGTTTCACTCCAGAGAGACGACAGAGCATTCATCCGCTACGATGAGTATGCTAACACTTGGAACCAAGCATCACTAGTAGACGCATTTGCTACGGTTCCTTATCACGCGAAGGGTGATTCCTACTGGAAGGATGACTGGAGAAACTTCCACGTTCGTGCTTCAGAAGATGCCTTCATCCAGAACGTTTCGATCTTCGCTGTTGGTTTCGCTGATCACTTCCTGATGGAGTCAGGTGGTGACATGTCGATCACCAACTCTAACTCTAACTTCGGTAATACATCACTTCATGCTATTGGTTTCAAAGGATTCTCCTTCAACCAAGATAAGGCAGGTTATATCACTGACATCATTCCTCCTCAGCAGGTAGTTGAGGATGAAACAAACACAGAAAAAGTTCTCTACTATACTATTGATGTACAGGGAACTAGACAAGATGGTGAGAATAAAACAAGATTATATTTTGGCGGTACAGATCTAGACAATCCACTAGTTCGCCCTGCTGCTACAATTGAAGGATATAGAGTTGGTGCTAAGACTGGAGATAAACTCTATGTCAAACTGGATTCTAAGAATAACATTACTGAGTATCAGGCAACATTAGAACCAACTGGTTTTGTCAAGTATATTGCAAAAGGTTCTGTTCTAAATCCAAGTGGTGACGAGACCTTTGTTATTAATAACAACAATGTAGACGCTGCTAACCTCATTGAAAGCAATCGTCGCATGATTCAGGAGGAGATTTTTGGTTACATCCTAGAGAAGTATCCAAGACTTCAAAACATTTCATATGTCAATCCTTCACTGAACCCTGCTGCTGGTCGTTACTTTGACGCTCGCAATCTAATTCTAAACAATCGTCAGCAAATTGTTGATGATGCATATGCTCAAATGTTGGAAACTTTCCCCAACTATGATGGTAACGGTGGAAACACATTTGGTGAAAAGTGTAAGCGTGACATTGGTTACATTGTTGATGCTATCGCAGAAGACCTTAGAGATGGTGGCAATAGAAACATTATTGAAGCAACTAAAGAATACTTTGATGCTAATGGTGATCTAATTGACAATGGTCTAGTTGGTGAAGAGCAACCAGCTGTATTTGCATTCAATAGAGCAAGAGATCTTTGTAAGAAAGCAGTTGCTAATCTTCTTGATGTAACAGCAACTTTATATGATCCAGAAGATCCTAGCATTCTATCTCCTTACGGTATTGTTGCTGGTAGCACTGGTTCTGATGCTCTAGGACTCAACAGCGAAGGTGTTACTGTTGATGCTGCCAACAAGCAAGATCCTGCTGGTCGTTATAAGGATGCTCGCAATCGTATTGTTTCTAACCGTGAGTTTATCCTTGATGCAGCACTAGCAGAAGTTGCTGTTTATCATCCAGACTTCTACATTCCTGGTGATACACAGACCAACAATCAGTCAAGATATGCTGATGCGTTCAGAATGATTCGTCGCAACAGCAAGGAGATCAAAGATAGAGCACTTGCTAAGATTGCTTTTGATCATCCTGATTTCTACTTCCCAGGCGATTCTCAGACTACGGATGATTCACGTTTCTATGATTCATATCGCCTCATTCAGAAGAATAAGGACGAGATTCAAGACCGTGCTTTAGCGCAGATTGCTATTGAACATCCTGACTTCTACTTCCCTGGTGATGCACAGACTACTACTACATCTAGATTTGCTGATTCTTACAGACTGATTCAGCAAAACAGAGGAGACATTATTGATACAGCATGGACCAACATGGTCAGTGCATATCCTGGTGTTGCTGGAACAGAATTTAAGTGTAAGCGTGATATTGGATATTTCGTTGATGCTGTCTCCCTTGACGTATTCATGGGTGGTAACAAGTATGCACGTAAGTTTGTCTCCATGTACTTCAATGAGAGTGGAGCACCAATTACGAATGGTTTAGTTGGCGAAGAAACTGAAAGTATTGTTGCTTTCCAAGAGGCAAGAAACCTCATGAAGCAAGCAATCGCTAACCAGTTAGCTGTCAAGGATTTATCAATTACTGCTGATCCTGCTACTGGTTCTAATATTGATCCAGCATCTTGTACTAATGTTCGTGATGCAATTGATTCTCTAACACTTATCGTTACTGATGTAATTGCTGCTGGCAATTTGACTGATTTAGTTCCTGAGACTCCTTATACTAGTGAAGTTGGTGAACTTAAGTGTCGTAGAGATATTGGATACTTTGTTGATGCTGTAGCACTTGACTTGTTCATTCGCGGTAATGAGTATTCATATAGATTTGCCGCTGAATACTTTGATGTAAACAATGATCCTATCAGCAATGGTCTTGTAGGTGAGACAGCAGAGAGTGTTACTGCTTTCAATCATGCTGCTGCAGTAATGAAGCAAGCAATTACAAACCAGTTATATGATAAGGATCTGACTATCACTGCTGATCCTGGTCCTAACCAAGGAAATCAATATGAATTGAACTGCATTGATGTTCAAAATTCTATTGATACGCTAGCTGGTATTGTTACTACTATTGTTTCTAGTGGTGACCTTGCAAGTAATTTACCAATTGAACTAAACAAGGGATCTGCTCCTGCTGGTATGGAGAAGTGTGGTCGTGATATCGGTTACTTCATTGATGCTGTATCTGTTGACCTCTTTGCTGGTGGTAACAAGCACACCAGAACATTTGTTCAGCAATACTTTGATGGTAATGCACCTATTAGCAACGGTCTAGTTGGTGAAGAAGCAGAAAGCGTTACTGCATTCAATGAAGCTTCAACATTCATGCAGCAAGCAGTTACTAACCAACTGTATGATAGGGATCTCACAGTAACTGCTGATCCAGCAACTGGTGACAATCAGAATCCTAACTCTTGTACTAATGTTCGTGATGCTATCTCCACTCTTTCTGCAATCGTTACTGATGCAATCACTGATGGTAACCTCAACAACCTAGCTGTTGAAAACGCTGGTTCATTCCTCACTGGCGAGACTAAGTGCCGTAGAGATATCGGTCATATTGTTGATGCTGTTGCACAGGATCTCTGGTTTGGTGGTAACGAGTATACAATCGCTGCAACTAAGGAATACTTCAACAACAATGCTCTAATCAGCAATGGTGTTGACAATGAAGTTGGTCCTTCTATCACTGCATTCAAACGTGCTGCCGATCTAATGAATCGTGCAGTTAACAACCAATACTATGATCGTGATCTAACTCTAACTCTAGATCAGGTTGGTGATCCTGCATTCGTCGCTGACATTCATGCTGATGCATATAACCTTGTTCTAGATAATAAAGAGTTCATTGCTAAGGAAGCATATGAGCGTATGCTTACCGCATATCCTTCTTATGCTCCACAATCTGGAAACACTGAGCAAGACTGCCTAGATGACGTTTATGACGTTCTAGAAGAGGTAATGTATGATGTTAAGTTTGGTGGAAATGCTAGAACTTATGATGCTGCTGAAGTTTATGTAACTAACACACTTAACGGAGAAGCAATTGAAACCTTCATTGACGCTGAGCGTGATGAAGCAGCAAGAGTATTCTCTGAAGCAAAGACAATTGCTATCCAGTGTTTAAGAAATGAGACTGTAAGCGTATCTGCTAACAACCCACTAACCCAGAAGAAGGATCTAACAATTGTAGACGACTGGGATATTGAAGCTAAACTTCCTACATGTGGATCTGCAGCTGGTGCTGTTGACACCTTGATGGACATTATCATCCAAGCAATCGGAACTGATGCTGGTGTTGGCAACCTCAGTGGTGTTGTTAGAACTGCTCCTGCACAACCTACCACCTACACACTAGGCAACTGCTCTGATGTTCTGGCGACAATTGATACTCTTATCGGTATCGTTTGTGATTCTCTCCTTGCTGGAGATCTTGAATCACTACCACCTCTCAGCACTGGAAACTGGGATTGTGCAAACGTTCGTACCTCAATCGAGAATCTATTTGATATTCTTACCGATGCAATCAGCAGTGGATCACTTGCTGATCTGCCAACTGTAAATGTTGGAGACTTCATTGTTAATGCTGAAGAGTCCAAGTGCTTCCGTGATGTATCTTACATCGTTGATGCTATTGTTAATGACCTCAGATATGGTGGCAACATCAACAGCATCCAAGCAGGTGAAGCATACTTTGTTGGTGCTCAACTAGACTACATTGATGGTGAGGCAGTAGAAACTACTGATGCTTGGAACTATGTTGGTCAAATGGCAATCGCAGCAATGCGTAACTTTGACTTCCTTGCATATAATTGCACGACTACAGATTCTCCATCTCTTGTAAGTATTCCAACGCCAGACGGTGGAACTAGAAATGTTGCTGCCTCTGCAATCATTGATGTCAATGATACTAGTGGTATTCTAATTGGCATGAGTGTCAAAGAATATGATAACACTATTACTTCTGCACCTGCTTATGTCAATGGTCTTCTTCAGACTGCGGAAGTACAACTTAGAGAAAATGCTGATAATCCAAACTACACTCCATATGCACTGCAGCAGATTACCACCAATATTCCTGATGGAACATATGTTAAGAGCATCATTGATTCCACAAGAATTGAAATTGGTGTAGAAGGATCTCGTCTAGAAAGTGGTAATAATATAAATGCTGGACAAACAAGTACCAGTACTAATCTATACTTTACTTTCGAGAAAGGTTCTTGGGCAGATACTCTTCCAGAGACTGTATTTGTAGGTTCTGAGTCATCTAGCCCAGACGTAATTCAGGATACCACTGTCTCATCCTCACAGCGTGAGTGTGCATCAACTGCAGGAGCAATCTTACAGTTGACTGATAATATTACTACTATCATCAATAGTGGGTTGACTCAGGTTGATGGACAAGGTAATGTAGTTCCTACTGTAGAAAGAGTAGAACCTACATTTGATACTGCAAAACTTGCATCTAGAGCAACTGTATTCTCTATTGATATCACTGGTGATGGTCAAACTAATGCCCACAACTTTGCTACTGGTACACCAGTAAGACTTGTACCACGTCCTCGTTTTGATGCAGTACTCAATAAGTATGTTGATGTTGACAAGCGTCTTGTTAGACTTCCTAGAGGATTTGATACTAATGAAACATATTATGTCATTGCTCCTGGTAGAGCAACACAACCAGTAAATTATGCTGAGCCTGGTCTAGAGTTTGACGGAACAGATCAGACTAAACTGATGCTTGCTACCTCGCCAGAAAATGCTGCTGCTGGTATCTACATCTATGCATCAGAAACTGAAAGAATCGATCCTGATGTTGAAATTGATATCTATCAATTCGTTCTTGATGAAAGTTATGATCTAATCAATTATAATTGCTCTTTGAGTTCTACTGTTTCTGGTGGTATTCAGACAAATGTTTCACATGTGTTTGATATTCCAAACCCATCTACCACACCACAAAAAGTATTCTTTAGAGCAACTTCTGGTGGAGAACTTCCACTTCTTGATAGTACTTATCAAGCAGATCCTGATGTCGCAATTACATCTGGAACTCTTGCTGGTAGAATCAATCCAAATAAAGAATTCTTCGTTCGCTATCAGAACAACAAGACGTTTACTATTCACAAGACTGAAGCACATGCACAGAATAATGTTCTTCCAATTACCTTTGTTGTTCCATCAAATCAAGAAGAAGGACAAGCTAAGTTCAGAGTTCTATCAAACAAGAAACGTGTTCCTGTAAAGTTTGATCCAACATTCCAAGCAAGTGACACTGATAATGGTAAGTGGTATATACAGTGTGTTGATGAAATTAATTCTGCACAGTCTGAAGCAGAGACATATGATAAGATCTTCTACAGATTATTCCAAAGTGACTATGCTAGCAAACCTACCACAACTGATACGTGGTATGAGCGTGTCAATGATACTCGTGAGGCAGATGACAGAACATATAAACTACGTTATGTCATTCCTAAGTATCTTGAGAATGCAAGAGATCCTATCAATGGATTTGTTATCAAGACTAGAACTGATGACACTCGTAGATTAGTTCCACAGAAGATTTTACTCAAGCCTGTTGTTGGTAATGTTTATGGAGCAAGATTTGCAAACCCAGAACAACCTACAGAACTTATTGGATACACCAGTGGTGATTTCAATTCTGATGATAACTTAGATTTAGAAGAAAGATATGATCCATATAGAAGACCAACAACTGGTCAAGATCAAGACATAGATTATAAAGCAATTGCAAGATTCAATTCTGGTGTTGCTGCTACTATTCAATCTGGTCGTTACGTCCAAGATAGTCTAAATCCTGCTATTAGTTATTTGGAGTTGACTGTCTTTGATCATGGTATTGATACTGTCAATTATCCTGGTCTAAGAAACGAAATTCTCACCACGGTCAAGATTAATGCTCCTCAGGGTGGATCATTTGTAACAGATAAAACTGCAAGTTCTACCAATAATGCTGTTTCTTTCTCTGGAAATACTGAAGGATCTGCATATATTCATGGATATTTCAACGTTGGTGGAGATCATTACCTAATTATCAAGGGCATCAATGGTCCTAAGGGTATTAATTCCTTGGAGTATAGTGAGTTCCAGAACACCAGATTCCAACAGGGTAATGTCTTTGCTGATATGCTGGAAGATCAGGATATGGGCAAATCGCTACCTCTGAAGACACATATCAGAAAAAATTTCCCAGAGTATTTTTACAAGCAAAACGGCGCTAACGTTTATACCATTACTCCTGGAGATACTATTCAAGATAATTTTGGTATTGAATATTATGTTGAATCTGTCAATGATGTTGGTGTCATTGAAGATACTTTCTATATCTTTGACAGCGCAGAGCTTCAGAAGAGAATCCCAGGTCAGCAAGATGGTATTTACTATCTAACTTGCTTACGTGGTAATATCTCTCCATATCCAACTGGTGCTGGTGTTTCTACCAACTTCCGTAGATTTAAGTTCTCCCAACCTGTAGGTAAACTTTATCCTCTAAACTATAGAAACGATCCTCTCTGGTTTACCAAAAATGGTACTTCAGAAGCAGAGAAGAACTACTACTCACAGTTGATTGACCCACCTCAGTCATTCTCTGCTGCTGACAACTATATTCATGGTAAGGTTACTGTCAACGACACTAAGAACTCTGTAACCAAAGAACTTATTGTTGACCTTCTCAAGCAACCTGCTTTCATTGAGAGCACATTTACAAATGAGAATATAATTCAAGCACAACTAGGTAATGCAACTTCTGGTTCAGAAGACCGTACTATTCCTATTGCTGGTGATAACACTGTTGTTTCAGATCAGCGTTACTACGTTGAACTCCGCAGACCATCTATCGCTCGTGCTGGTAACCACACGTTTGAATACCTTGGTTTCGGTCCTGGTAACTACTCCACAGGTCTTCCAGCGCGTCAGGAGATCGTCCTAGAACCAGAAGAGGACTTCTATGCTCAAAGTAAGAAACAAGACGCTGGTATCGTCTTCTACACGGGTATCAACTCACAGGGTGACCTCTATATCGGTAACAGAAGAATCAACGCTATTACTGGCGAAGAAACCTTTATCGATAGAGCAGAACTTGCCGATGATGGAGATCAAAATGATGTTATTGGTGGACTGGTAAGTACATTTGATACTCCTGTAACATTCAATCAAAATATTACAGTTGTAGGTGGCGACGATGGTGATTTGGTTAACAATTTCAACTCACCAATTCTAATCAACGTACCTGATGTACAGCTAACAAATCAATCTTCACCATTAGTAATTCAGTCCATTGTTAGTGAAATTGATCCTGTCAGCGGATTGAATCAAGATGTCACTTTATCTAGAGATAATTATTTCCCCAACACTACTGGAGATATCAGAATAGGTAAAAACAGAGTTGATTCTGCTATATTCTCTCTGAATAGAAGAGGAGATGGTCAGGGATATAAGTTCTTTATCAGTGCTCCAAATGGTACAGCAAATAATACAACTCCAAACCAAGATATAGCAACATCAATTTCTCCATCTGAACAATATCAGGCATATGGTGGAATTGTTAGCTATGAAAATAGTGTTCTAAATGTATCTGGTGGAGTGTTACCTGATACAGGTGACATGCTATTCAAGGGTGGTTCTGTTAATAAGTCTGGATCTTTGGGATGGATTTATTCAAATATATTCACTGATATTCCAAACAACGTTATTCAGAATTTCCAAGTTCTAATTGACCAAAATGTAAACATTGGTAAGTTAGTATTTACTGAAACCTTACAGAATTTAGAAATTGCTTCCAATTCTGAGATAAGATTGTCAAATATTCTTTATAATACTCTTCTAAATGGAAACTGGACTATTCTGAATGGAGGAAGTTATCTATTTGATCCAAATGATAACGTACTTTACTTTGAAATTATTCCAAGAGATGGAAATCTCATTCCTGCATTTGACACTTCTCAATCTCCATGGGGATCTTGGTCTAACTTCTTGCAAGATTCTGGCAATCCTTCACCAAATGCACAAATATCATTCTCTGTATCTAACTGGAAAGAATTTGGTGTAATTGGTTCTGAAGCAATTAGAACTGATTCTGGATCTTTTGGTACATTCAAGTTGGGTATCAATACCCTTGCTAGAGCACCACATGCTGCATATCTGGATGCATTCCAAAATAATGCTACTACTGATCCTCGTGCTAACTTGGATGTTGTTGGTAATGCTTACATTAGTGGTCGTACAACCAGTGATTGGTTGGATCATGAGACGTATGATGATAGAGAACAGAATAGAATTTCTGATGCTTTAGTTGTTGGTTGGGATGATACAACCACAAATACCAGTCTCAATATTGATAATGTACAAGCAGCATTCCGTGTTTCTACTGAATTTGTTCCAATCACTGAATCGGGTAGAGGAAATAATGAGAATAAGGTTGGTATTAACGTAACCGATGCTGAACTTAATAGAGCATTTGTAGTCAAGGGTGATTCAAGATTCACTGAAGATGTACGTTTTGAGCGTGACATTGAAATTCATGGTGATGGAACTACAACAGAAATAAGAACTGATACTACAACTGGTACATTCAACTTCATCAATGACACTGGATTTGTTGGCACTCTAAACATAGCAAACAGTGTAGATGTTCTAAGTCTAGCAAACAGTGCAACTGATGTAGATTTTGTAAATGAAGCAATAGAATTGAATATTGCTGATACTTATGATGGATCTACACAGCAAAATATATACATCGGCAATAATGCTCAGACCAATAAGTTTGAGTTAGGTAATAATGTAACTGGAGATCAGTTCTTCTACTTTGGTAGTTCATCAAATCATAGTAATATCTGGATTGGCAAAACTCCCGATAGTGCTACTGTTGCTGCCGATGGTAGTATTGCGAATACTGGAACTGGAATCAGTAAGATTGAAATTGGTGGTGCATTTGGAAACATCAACGAAAGTCTATCTTATACAAGAGTACATACTCAATCATTTAGAGTTGATGGTGACCAATGGTTAGGATTCCGTCGTCAACAGGGACAAGCGAATCTAAGATCTCAGGCATCTCTTATTAATCTTTTCTCTAACTCTGGTGGTCCTTCAACAGTCAACTTTGCTACTAACGCTTCTGAAATTAATATTGCAGGTCAGGGTGGAACTACAACTATCAATAACAAACTGTTGGTTGTTGCATCTGCAAAGTTTGATGCATCAGTTCAAATCTGTGGTGGTACAGCGTCCTTCTCGTTCAAAGGTCAAAGAAAGAGAATGGGTAGCGATGATGTTGCACATCAAGATGGTGTCAATCTGGATGGAACGTTTACACAAAACGTTGACATTCTAAATGTCCTTGTCTTACAACCAGGAGATGACGGATATAACGCAGTTGATACTGCTGGTGCTGGCACTTGGGGTGGATCTTTCTATCAGGGACAAAAAGGAACTGAGGCAAATCCAATTAGCACCGATGAACCACAGATTCTTCCTGCTCTAACTGATCCAGATGAATTCTATCTACCAATCAAGAACAGTCCTTTCCTTTCTACTGGACTGCAATACTTAGGAGAAAATGATTATATTATCATTGATTCACCTGTCGTTGGTAATTGGGATAATGAGACGGCACACCCAGAAATTGTACAAATTCTTGAAGTTTCTAGGTCTACTGCTCCTTATTTCTTGAAAGTCAAGAGGAGACCATTTGGCAATTTCTCTCCAAATACTCTAACAAATCATCCTGATACAACTTCAATTTATAAAGTCAATGTTCAGTTTGATGCTAGTTGGTTAGAGCAATCACTTGATGCTACTGGAGAATTTGATGATGTATACCTTGCAGAATTTGGCGGATCTCTAACTGAAAATGATTATATTATTGTTAGCAGAAATGATGACACAGGTGCATCTGGTGAATTTATCAAAGTTGATGAAACATTACAACTACTAACACAGAAATTTAGAATTTCTGATGGAACTGATTGTGATGATGAAGCAAATGACGTATTTGTTGTTGATTCCACTACGGGTGACACTACAATCAAGGGAGATGTAACTCTTGGTCAAACACTACAAATTAATGGTGGATGTAAGACTGCATCAATCTTCAACTTTACTGGAAATATCCAAGCAGAATCTGACACAATTACTCTTGTAAATGACGATAGTGGATTAGAAGTTGGTGATTTTGTCAGACTGACTGGAAACAACGGATCTGTAACATTACAACAAAATCAATTCCCCACAGATTCTGGAGAAGTTAGATTTACTGATCCACAAATCATTAGTATAGTAACTACTAATGGTACAACTACTGTTACTCTAAATGTCGATTTTGGTGGAAATGGAACTGCTGAAGGTGCTCAACTTGAAGCTTCAAGAAATGATAACTTCACTATTACTGATGATGTAAGAGCAGTATTCAATGTTGATACCTGCACTGGTGACACTACTATTGGTAATCCATATGGTGAAGTTTATGCTAAGAGATCTCAGTGGGGTAGTACGCTTGAATCACATTCTGTTGGTGATCGAGTATTAGTATTCCTCAAAGATCCAAAAGTTGATAATGATATCGCAACAACATTTGTCAACAGTGTTTCGGGAGTAACAGCAACTGCTACTTCTTTGCCAGTTGATGATATTACTGATTTTGAACAAGGTGATTTTATTCTTGTTGGATACGGAACTGAAACTCCAGAATTGATGTATATCAGTGGAACTCCAACAACGACCACATCGCCTGCAGGCAATCTGCCTGTTATTAGAAATGATAACGTTTCCCAGTACATTGGTACTAGTGATGGTGAAAAAACATCTACTACTCATCAAGATGGTGAAACCGTTTTCAGAGTTCTCTTGAGAGAACAGACTGTCCTAACTCAAGATCTTGATGCAACAGGTGCTGATACAACTATTACGGTTGGACTTGAAAATAGTGATCTTGTTCCATTCTTCCTAGATCGTGAATACTTCCTCATTATTGGTAATGAATATCTAGAAGTAGACAATACTGTAACTAATGATGGAGGCACTAAACTCGTCAAGACCAACTATCATCATGGTAAGTTAGATGTTTATGATGATGTAAACTTTATTGGTTCTAACTTTACTATCATGGGTACTGATAATGAAGTACCTATCCTGAAATTGATCAACAACGAAGAACACCACTTCGAAGCTGGTCTATTAACAATTTATGCTGGTACTGATATTAGTGGTCAGTTGAGAGTCTTCCCATCACAGTGTGTTGAGGATCCTAACTCAATTCAGTTTACTAACAAGGAATATACACCAACATTCCAAGTTGATTCGAATACAGGTGATACATTTGTTGGACGTTTACTTGATGTTGCTGGTGTTGCGTCTGCCAACCCAACTTCAGAACAAGAGATTCTAACCGTAAGGAATCTAGGTGAAAATGGTGATAGCACATTTACTGTCAATCAAGACAGATCGATTGATGCATTTGGTAAGATTGGATATAAGAATAAAAATGGTGGTCACATTGCCAAGTTTATCAATTCAAATGGAACTGTTGAAGTCAATATAAATTATATTGTGCAGGTTGCTCCTTCTACAGGTGCTCTCGTTCTAACATTACCATCTGATGCTGTAACTGGAGATATTATTAGATTTACTGAAGTTGGTGGAGAATTGACATACAACAATTCTCTTGTTATTCGTGCTCCAATTGTTGGTGGTGAACCAGTTCCAGTTCAAGGTGACATTGAAGGAACTAAATTAGGAGGATTATCATCTCCATATGCATCTGGTGAATTGGTAGTTCAAAACAAAAATGCATCCTTTGGATTGATTTATGTTGGTCAAAGTGATGGAGATAACTTTATACCTGCTGCATACCAAGGTTGGTGGTTGACTGAACTCTAATGGCTTTTTACAATAGACTAAAAGAAATGAAGAATGCCCCCATTGGCACTATTATGCCATGGGGTGGAACTTCATCGATAACAGGAAACAATCCTAGTGGTATTCCCCGTGGTTGGTTAGTTTGCAATGGACAAACTCATCCATGCAATAATTATCCTCTTCTTGCATCAATGTTGGGAAATACTTATGGTCCAGAAGATGACTCTATTGTTGGAAATTTTCCAGACTATGAAGAGGCTGATGTGTTTAGAGTACCAAATCTAAACAATAGAGCAATGGTTGATCTTGAACTAGAAATGCTTCAAGAATCAAAGTATCAGCATGGTCAATCTGATGCTGAGGATATTATTGGTGAATACATTTCCGAAGATGGAACTGGAGTTACTCCTCCTACTATTTGGACTGCTGATACTAATCTATTGTTTGATATGGATGATAACAATGCAATGGCAGGAAAAATTAAAGATATAACTTTGAATGATCCTACATGGTCTAGAACATATTATACCATTGGTAGAAAACTTGGAATTGATCATACTCCTGGTCACAAACACAGTGGACAATATACAACTGCATTTCCAAGTGGTAAATATGTGCAGGTATTTGAAGCTCCAACTGTAGCAACATCTGGAACTCCAAATTATGAAACCGCAAACTTGAATGGAGTTTCAAGTACAGATAGTCCAGATACGTGGAGAAATGGATTTGGTTCAATTACATATTATGATGAAAATGTGTTAGTTTTGACAGATGAAACAAAATCATTTACCCAAGATCAAGTTCCTGCTGCTGGACTAACAAGAACAATACCATCTACAGGTGCTTTTACTAATTCATTTCAAGACACATACAATTACAATCACCATATGAAGCAGCATACTGGTGTTTTTCCACCACCAACAGAAGTCTTTGGAAGACCCAATTATTTGAATGGTGATGTTTCAACTACATATCCAACAACTCTGAGTCATACTGGTCAAGATTTCACTGATGCTCAGGTTGCAACTCATAATCATTTTAGTTTTGATGTGTCTATGAATGCTGCTGGACTAAAAGTTCCTCCTACTATCGCAATAAATAATGTACAGTCCTATACTGTAAATGTTTCTGATATTCCAGATGCATTGACTGTCATTATGGATAATAATACACCATCTCAAACAATCATAATGATTATTAGAGCTTATTAATATGGCAGTTTTCCTAAACCAAGAAAGAACAAAGATAGGAACTACCACGGGAACAATTATTGCATTTCCCGTAGAGTTAGATGTCAATGATCCTTTAACTGGATTGAGTAAGTCACTGCTGCCAGCAGGTTATGTTAGATGTGATGGTTCTGTATACAATGAAGCATTGTATCCTGCTTTAGCAGAAGTACTTGGTACAGGTTCTACCTGTTCATTCAAAAAACCAGACCAAGATTTACTAGACACTCAATTTCAAGTTCCTGATTTGAGATCTAAGTTTATCAAACCATCAACTGGTTCTGATCAGGGTGTTATAAATGATGCAACAGTGATAAATTCTGCTGGTCAAACAATTGCAAAGTCTGGTGTTGGTGTAGAAGTTTCTAGTAATGTTGGAACTACTGCTGTTGTTGAATTGACGGGGCAGTTTAGAGTTCCTGCAAGGACTGTTAAAGTTGGTAATAATGTTGGATTTACTTATCCTACAAAACCTGATGAAGAAGTAGTTGCTGCTAATGGATTTCTTCCACACGCTCACTACACTACAACTTATAGATGTAGAACTATTAGAAGATCTGGAAGTGATATTTTTGAATTAAATTATTTTACGAATGCATCAACAATTGGTGTTCAAAATTGGTATGATGCAACAGATGAACAACCAGCATGTCTTTTTTATGCACAGTCTGAAGTTTGGAATGACAACAATTATATTCCTAGTGGACAATTTCTAGGAACTGGTGCTACATTTCAGTACTATGGAATTTGTAAAGGTTCATGTAGTACATATGACGGTAGTTGCCTTGTTCCACAAGGTAACACATTAAATCTGAATACTACTCCAGAAGGACCATGTTTTCAAACTTATACTGTCGTGGACGTAGGTGTGACAACAGTAGAAATGGAATGTGCATCTCAGACTTATGGTTTCAACGCAAATTACATTGATGGTGGAGATTTTGTAGGATCTGATAATATTCCAACTACTCAAGGAAGTAGTGGTGGAGCAATTCAAGGATTTGCATTATATGAAAATCTAAATGTAACTGCTGACAATTATACAAAAGGAATAGGACAGTGGGCATACACAACATATGATGGAAATCTTTGGTCTAGTTTAGAATCTTTTGTCACTGGTGAGGTGGATTTAGTTGGTGGAAGTGGAAGTGGAGCTCGAGCTTCAATAAGATTTGAGGCGTGGCCTGATAGTGTTGGAGAACCAAATCATACAAGATACAAAGTAGTTTCTTGGATTAGTACTGGTTCTGGATATGCTGTTGGTGATACTTTGACTTTTCCAGATACACAAGGTTATGCTCTCTCTGGTGGTCCTTTTCAATTAGAGGTATTATCAACAACTTTTGGTGATCCTGCTGAAGCTGCTGGATATTCTCATAACCAATCATTACATAATGTACTTCCTTTTGATACTGTTGTCGATGATTCTGCTCAGCAAGCTTTCCCCCAACTATCAAATACTATTGTAAGCACAGAAGCATTTGGGTACGAAGAAGATCCTACGCAGCATACACATACCATTCCCTATGTATTTGGAGCGACTAATTTTGATATCAATATTCCAGAAATTTTTGTACCAACTGATGGTATGGAAGCTAGTATAAACATTTCTCCCGAGAATGTTTCTAAGATAGATAGTCTAATTGCACCATTTACAATGGTTGAATTTTTAATAAAGGTATAAGAAGAAATGTCTAGAACAGCACGAAGAGGATTCTTATCTGATATTCAAACTTTAGGAAATAGTTATGTTCCTATTGGAGCTATTATACCTATTTTTAAAGCAGATCATTCGAAAGTTACTGATAATGGAGTCGTTCAGCAACTTGGATCTGTTGTATCTGGTGCTGGTGGTGGTTCTGGTTATACTACTAATTTGAGTGATCCAAATGGATTTGAAGTACTTCCAATTACACTAGAAATAAACGCTGGAAATTTTTCTGTTTCAAATGAAACAATAACTTATACAGATCATGGATTTATTACTGGAGATAAACTTACTGTTATTGAAACATCGCAAGCACCTAACAGTACAAAATTAGGAGGTTCTATTGCTGAAATTGAAGTGAGTACTGGTGGAGCTGGATATACAAGTAGTCCTACTATTTCCATTACTGATAATGGTAGTGGACCAGTAAAGCAAGCAAATGTAGCTGCTATTGTAAATACAGCTACTGGTCAATTGACAGGTGTAACTATATTAGATGGTGGACTAGGATATCAATTTCCACAGATAACTATCAGCGGTGGTGGTGCTACTACTCAAGCTGTATTGAATATAATATTGTCTACTGGTGGTGAAGGTGGTGTAGAATTTGATACTGGATTTACTTTTTATGTTGATAAAGTTGATGACGATAATTTTAGATTAGCAAGAAGTAATGGTGATATTATAGCTGGAAAATATTACAATGTCACTGATTTAGGTTCTGCGGGAAACTTTACATTAGCATCTACTACAGGAACTGGTTTAAGAGTTGGGGTTAGTGCTAATTTAGACGGAACTTTGAACTTTTGTAGTATAAAAAATCCTGGATATGGATATCAAGATGGAGAAGTTGTATATGTCAATCAACCAGGAAGTGATGGTTTAGGTAGAATAGAAATTGTTACAACTTCATCACCAACAGCAGACGATATTGATTTTCAATACCCAGGATTTTTATACTGTGACGGATCTGAATATAATGCCGATGAATATCCGTTACTATTCAATATTATAAAAAACGATTACGGCGGCAGCGGCGGAACTTTTAAGATTGAAAATTATGGATCTGATAGTGCCATAACATTTAAAGTACCTGACTATAAAACAAGAAAATTAGTCGGATCTGGAGGTGGTGTTACTGGTGGTGGATCTCCTGTATCTGGAAATGTCATTGCTTCAGTTGGAACTTCGGGAGGAAAATGGTATTTTTCTAAAGATGAGCAAGAGAAATTATATGACATTGGAAATATTGTTATTAGTGGATACACAAACGTCTCAGAATTTGTTGGTGGATCACTGACTGGCGAGGTTACATTTACAATTGGTCCATTACAAGAAAAACCAATTTCAACTGTACCAGAACATGAACATCAAATTCTAACTTCTGTTGCCGCTAGTGCAACTTCTTTTGAGGGAACTGGCGCTATCAATGATGATCATTCTGTTGGATTTAAGGATACTACTGGACAAGTTGGATTTTTTCTTCCTGAAGGAGGTGGACAACTATTTCATAATCACGGTATTGTTGATTATGTTGTTACTGATCCAAACCTTTCTACTTTTGGAAATGTTAGTGGTATTGGAGAAAAAGAATATAAATCATTTGCCTCATCTGCAATAAGCATTTCAAATGATACTATTACTGTCAATAATCACCAGTTGTTTACTGGAAATATGATTAGAGTATTTGAGAATTCGCAATCAACATCTGCAAATCTAAGCGATGGAACTACTAATTACGCATTTAATGTAAACACTACATGGTTTGTCATAAAACAAGATGATAATACAATAAAGTTAGCAAAGACGAAATATCTTGCAAGAACTAATACAGCTTTAGACATTACTGCTACTGGTAGTTCTGGTAATATTACGATAGAAACAGGATATAAGATTGCTGGTAATTTACCACCAGATGTCACCACAACCATTGGAACTCCAGCTCCAACAATATACATTATTGATGACACGTATACTATTGGTGGTAAAGAAATTCAATTGCCAGGAAATACTATCACTTCAACTGAAGTTAAAGTTGAACAGGGATCAAGTGGAACATACACTGTCCCTGCTCCAGATGCAGATGAACTTCCTATTGTAGGAATTAGTGGTTTTGCTTGCGGCGGCGGTGGTGGTGGTGCTACTACAAATGGTGGCGGTGGTAACGGCGGTCAAAGTTATTATCAATTTACATACAATGGCAACACTTATAGAATTACTGCTACTGGTGGAGAAGGTGGAGCAACTGGTGATAATGGAGGTGCTGGCGGCGATGGAGGCGCAGGATCATATACTGTAAATGGATCTACAACTAATTTTAGTAATACTTTGTCCAATGTTTCTCTTACTGGTGGACTAACTCTGGATGTAAATTTATATTATACCTCTAATGATGGTGGAAGTGGAGGACCATCTTCTGGTGGAGAGGGTGGAACGAGTGCATTAGTAAATGGCGCTGGTGGAGATGGATCAAGAACACTGTTTACAGGATCTGATACTGTCTCACAGTCATTCACTACTCCAACTGCAGCAGGTCAATATGTAGCATATAACATTCCAAATAGTTGGCCACTAGATTCATTGACTGCTGAAGTAAGAGGCGGTAGTGGTGGTGCAGGTCATGATGGTAATGAGACTTCAACACCTGGAACTGGAATTGGAGGAAAACGAATTAAAGCTTTAGTTAACCAAACAAATAGTGGAACACTGAGAGTTTATGTTGGCGGCGGCGGTGGTGGTGGTAATGGTACTACTAGAGGTAGTGGTTCTTCAAACGGATTTGCTAGTGGTGGTAACGGTGGTAATGGATCTGGTGCTGGTGGCGGCGGTGGTGGTGGTGCTGCGTCTGCTGTTGGTACGTCATCAACCATGTTTATTGGCGCAGCTGGCGGCGGTGGCGGCGGCGGTGGTGGAAATACTGGAGGAAAATCTGGTATAGATGGCACAACAAATGCCTCTAATGATGGTGTTCAACAACTTAGTGATATTTTTGGTAATGGTGGGGGAACAGGATCTAATTCTGTCTGCTCTGGAGGCGGCGGAGGCGGCGGTGGCGGCGGCGTTGGTGTAGGTGCTGGCATCGGTGGTGGCGGTGGAGGTGGAAACGGTTCTAACGCCCGTAGATCTGGATATGGTGGACAAAGAGGACAATCTTCAATTAAATCTAGCGGCACTGGTCCTACAGCAACTCTACTAGATTCTGGTGGTGCTGGAAATGCAGCTGCAGGACAAGCAAATACGGTAGTAAATGGTAATGCTGGTAGTGTTGTATTTACCGCTGTAGAAAACCAAACTTATTATGGCAGCGGCGGTGGCGGCGGTGGATCTGGTGCATTTTTCTATTGGTCATTCACTGGTATGACAAATGTTGGATCTGGAACAGCTGTAGTTGGATCTGGTGGTAATAATGGTGGTCAAGATGGTGCAATACAAGTTGGTTATCTAGTAACATCTTCTAATGATGGTGGCACAACAACTTCTAGCACTTCTGGTTTGTTTGCTTCATCTAGTGATGGTGTTGACTATGCTGCTTCTGGAACTGGAACTGGAACTGCTGGATTCGATTCTCCAAATGATGAACAATATTTGAGATTCGAAGGATCAGAACAAGTAAGATATGCAAGAACAATTCAAATTGATGCATCTGAAGATAATTCTAAAAACTCTCCCATTATACAAATTATAATACAAGTTATTACTGGAAATGGTAGTAATGGTGGAGAGACACCAAATGAGCCACTAGAGTTATTTGCTAGTAATGATAGTGCTGCTAGTTTTACAAAGATTGGAACTATTAGTAGTGCTGGAAATCATAGCAATTGGACAGATGTTACTCTAGATTTAGATTCTGATTATCAGGTAAGTAATTTAATTCTTGAAATAAGACAAACAAGAGCATCTTCTGGTAATGCTGGTAATGATAATTATGGTATTCATCAAGTAAAATTCATATATGATGAGACAGAACAGCAAATTGTTACATATCCAACAGCAAAGGCAGATTTGGGAATTGAACAAATTGTTGAAAGAATCGAACCACAAGGTGATCCATTGACATCTGCTGGTATTGATGTTAATGAAGGATTATTTACTTTATCTTCTGCTGTAAAACTAAATGTGACATCAGCATTGCAACCAGAGATTGACATTCCTCTTCTAACACGCTATCATAGAGTAAAGTATTTGATTCGCGCTTATTGATATGCTAGCCGCAAGTGAAACTGATTGTATTATAGATCCAAGCAGAGTAAATTCAAAATATGAAGATTTTATTGGTGTCTATGAAAGATTAGTTCACCATGAAATTTGTTCTCTTATTGTTAGTAATTTTGAGAAATGGATAGAAACTAATCCTTACCTTGTTCAATATGGTAAGGATCAGATGCCAACAGCAAAATTAGCAAGACATGATGTTTCTCTAATGCTTGATGACATTGATATGGGAACTGCAATGCATTTTAATAAGTATTTGAATGCTGCTTTTGAGAACTATAAAACAGAATATGATCATATAAGTAGAGTAAATATGAATTCTGTTGGTATCAAAATACAAAGAACTCCTCCTGGTGGTGGTTATCACACATGGCACTATGAAAACTCTAGTTTCAGAGCAGCAAATAGAGAATTGGCATGGATGGTATATTTGAATGACATGCCAGAAGGAGAGGCGGAGACAGAGTTTTTGTATCAAAAGAAAAGATATAGACCAAAAACAGGAACTGTTCTAATATGGCCTGCTGGTATGACACATGTTCATCGTGGCAACACTGTATTCACCCATGATAAATATATTGCGACAGGCTGGTTCATAAAACTCCCGTAATCAAAATGGCAGACGTTCGTATCACATTGCAGCTCAATGCACTTGAGCGATTTATTATCAAAGATGGTAAGTCACAATTTATTGATGAAGACTGGTGGAATGAAAACATTCAACCAGTTTTATATCCATTCTGGTCTTCTGATAAAGATCGTCTAATTACTATAAATTATTTTAGTGATGGTAGTCATGACATTGAGAAGAAAAAATATGTCTATGATCGTGCTACAGGAGAAAGAAAGTGGAGAACTTATTCTTGGAGAGAACCAACTCAACAAGAAGTGGATCAACTTGTAGAACAACTAACTGAACAGTATTTTTCATATGTTGATTCAAGTCAAGAAACTATTCAAGAAAAGTTATTTAATGAGTATGGTAGGTGGAATAAAGTTTCTTGGGAAGGTATCAGAATGATTAGGAACTTCTTACTTGATGATAGTGATTGGACTCAAGTTGCAGATGCTGCTATTGATGATGAAACAAAAGCAATGTGGACACTTTATCGATCAAAACTCAGAGATCTTCCTAGTGTTCATGTTGGACAGGATGCTGATGAAGTTATGTTCCCAATCAATCCAACGTATTTCAAGACTACATTTGTTTTGAGAGAGGGGAATCAGGATAAAGAGTATTTGATGACCGAAGATCAGTTTGGCAATTTTACTGCTACAACATACAGTGAATATGCTAAAAGAATTGTAATGACAATCGCTTCTAACTATAAGATCAAGAACCCTGATCTTATCTTTGCTCCATATCCTGAATTTGAAACAGAACAGGATGAACTAGACTACGTACTCGCTAAAATTCAAGCAAATAATGTATAATTATGGAAACCAAACTTAATATAATCATCATCACTTTGGTCAGTGGTGAAGAGGTGATTGCTAATCTTCAAGATTATTATGAAGAGGTCAATGGTGAAAAAATAAAGGTATGTTATAATATGATTTACCCTTTTAGAATTATAAAAAGAGATCCAACTGCTGATAGTGATAGAGTTCCTGTTTCTTTAGTACCATGGAAGTTTTTCTCCATTGACACATCTTTTTTGATTAGTTTTGATAATGTTATGAATATTTGTGCTCCAATGCCAACTTTGGAAGCAATGTATAAAGATGCTGTACAAAATTATATAAGATCTTTGAGGGAAGTATTAGAATGAGAACATATGAATTTGATTTCTTAGATAGAAACCAACTGAGACAAATGCTGAGTTTGTTTGATGCTGGAAAATTTGTTGATGGTGCAATATCAGGACCAAAAGACAAAGAAGTAAAAAACAATTATCAGCAAGAAGATATTGACATCAATAAGATGGTCAATTCTGGTATTGCAAAAATTCTTCGTGAATCTACTGTTACTGATATTCATATACTGAATAAAGCATCTCCTTGTATGATGTTGAGATATGGAGAAGGTCAACATTATTCAGATCACGTTGATGCATTTGATATGTGGGGATGTAGAACTGATTTTACATGTGTGATCAATTTGAATGATGATTATGAAGGTGGTGAGCATTATATAAAATTTGGTGATAATGTAGTGGAATCTAAATTAGAACCAGGAAAACTATTAATGTATCCTACTGAATACATTCATGGTGTTAGACCTATCACGCATGGAGTGAGAAAATGCATTACATTCTGGTGTGAAAGTTCTATTCATGATCAAGTAATGAGATACTATCTTGCTGATCTAAATGAATTTTATTATAATACATGTGATAATTTGACCAGGGAAGATACTGTGAAATTAGATCACATTAGAATGGGATTGATTAGAAGAAGTAGTGTTTTGAGAAATTGACATGACTGAACCATTATTGACAGATATAAAAGTATATGAAAATGTATTGAAAGTATCTGATGTACATGAAATAGAAAAAATAGCAAGTCGTCCAAGATGGTTGTTTGGTGCTTCTAGCGATGTAGCAACACCATTCAAAAAGTTTTGGAAGATGGATGTTCGAGGTGTTGCTATGTTTGAAAAAGTGATACCAGAAAGAATGAAAACTCTATTACCATTTGAGTTTGAGATTTTGGATTATTACTTGAATGGATATACTAGAGGTCTTGATGGTACTCCACATAAAGATGATGCTGATTATACGTTTTTGATCTATTGTAATCCACACTGGGACTTACAATGGGGAGGAAAGACAGTATTTGTTCAGGATGATGGTAAGTTTGATGTAGTATTCCCAAAACCATTCTCTGCTGTGTTATTTCCATCTAAATTGTTGCATTGGGCAGAAGATGTAACACGAGAATTTTATGGTATTAGAATTACTGCTGCATATAAATTAAAGAAGTTGGAGGATACTAGTGAACAACCTACAGACATTTGATGAAGAAAAGGATTGGGACCAAATTATAGCAGATGCTGCTGGTGTTGATGGTGTTCTTGTTTACTGGGGTAATTCGAGACTGCAATCTTCTGACGATACTGTAAAAACATCAGTTATTGAACATTATCAATTCAATGAAGATGTTCCTGTACAGTTACTTTCACTAATGCAGACACACTATTATGGATACATTGAGTTTAGGAACTATGATGTGGCAATTGATTTTGTGACTGACTATTTTCCTCGTAGAGATGAACTACCAGATGGTGTGGAAAATGATCCTTTCTGGTATAATGTTGCTATTGTTAGTAATGATGGTGTAACTTTGTATGAAAATCAGAGACTTAGACGCGGTAAGAACAGACCAGATGAGGCATAATATTGCCTTCAGTGTACCTATTTTTGCATATAGTATAGAGAATTGGTCTGATCATAAAGAAGAGATTCTGTCATTGATGGAATTGGATAAAGAAGAATTTCATGAGACTGATTACTTCAAGTTTCATCGAAATGGTATTCAACCAACATATGCTTCTAAATTCTTTGAGATTATTTCACCAGCACTCAATGAATTTAATGGAATATATCCAAATAAATTCACTATAAGTAATTGTTGGGCACAGAAGTACAGTCGTGGATGTTTGCATCCTTTACATAATCATGGAGCACTGGGGTATAGTGCTATCTTTTATGCCAGTTTAGAAAGTGACCACCAACCAACGTCATTCTTCGCTCCATACCTTGACTTTATTGAGGGTGATGTGATAGAGTATGTTCCTCAGGTTAGTGAAGGAGATATTATCTTCTTCCCATCTGCCTTGATGCACCAATGTAATGTGGTGCAATCTGACTTACCAAGACTAATCATCTCCTTCAATATTAAGAATGCTTGAATAATGAAAGTTCCTACACAATATGAATTGCAGCATATGCAACTGCAAGCGATGCTTCGTGATCACAATATCCCAGAGACAGAGATCAAATACTTGGGTGAATTTGAATACACTGCTGAATACTCAGCACATCCAGAATACCATGGTTATATGATGCATTGGTATCGCATTGGTAATGAACATGAGGTGCCTGTCTGCGACATCGCATCCGTTGATAGAGTGGATGATGACGATGTTGTTCCTGAAAATGATGGACTGGGATCATAATGAACAGAAAAGATTTGTTTGCTTGTCCATTTTATTACAATAAAATAGAACTGGATGATGAACAATGTCAAAATGCCATTGCTAATACACCATACTTTGGTGCAATGAGTGTTGATAACAGTGTTCTTAATACACAGTTTAGTTTTCTATATGATCCAATACATGAAATTACTAAAGAAGTAATGAATAATTTTGGATATTATAAGTTCTGTATATTTTCTAGTTGGATGACATATACAGAGTCGAATTATAGACACGGATACGATCATTATCACACAAATTCATTCTACAGTGGTGTTCTTTACATTACTGAGAATCCTTCTCCTATATTGTTCAGGCATCCAATGCCCTGGCGATGGCATGATGGCAATAGAAGTGTAAATGATGGTGTTAGTCCTGGTTCAAATCAATATATCTTTGAACCAAATAAAGGCGATATAGTTTTGTTTCCTTCTTTTGTTCATCATGTTATAATGCCACACAAATCAAGAAAACCTAGGTGTAGTATCGCTTTCAATGTTGTTCCTACAGGTACATATGGAATGAACGATAGTAATATAACTGTAACAGTTTCTGGTGGGGGTGGTGGTGCGCTTCGATAACTGGCACACCCAATTCAGCAGAATCTCCTTTTGTGCTACACTTACAAGGTAAACCGCTTAGTCCCATGGACTACTTCTGGAAAATTTGTTTTGGCGTCGCTGTTTCGGGTCTCTGTATTGTGGTGATACCCAACGCATTCTCTGAACTAGCGATGGCATTCGTTGACCTTGCCCACGCTCCTGCCAAAGCACGAGATGGGGAACAATATTAAGATAGTATGAGGTTATGTAGAAACCCACACAAAACAATCTAAAATACTATTACTATGCTAGACTACCATGGATGCTAAACACGACAAACGTAGAGATGCTCTGGGTCTGTTCTATGAAAGTGTGTTGAAACCAGACAGCGAACTACGTCAGTGTGCTCACAACCAACAATGTTTCCATGAGTTGATGGAATGGCGCTCTGAAGTGCTAGAATACCTTGACCACCGCCGTAATGAGGAATTTAACTAATGACTATTGAAGGACGCCCTGAACTGAATGTTGATTGGCAAGCTGAGTATCAAAAGCAACGTCATAGTAGGATGGACGACTGTATCACTGACTACATGGGAGATGAGGAAATCGATCCTCGTTTCTGCTATGAGGATATGCTGTCTATCTGCGATGAGTGGATTAACTATCATAAGAAACACGTAGACAGGTGGGCAGAACTGAAGTCCTTGATGATGGGACATCGTGAGGTTGACTTCGTAGATGAACTTGCCGAAAAATGGCAATATGACAAGTTGCCTGAACGTTTCTAAGAAGTTGACTGATGAAGTTTGAGCATGGTATGATGGTCCAGTATCACCACACTAAAGGGTGGGTGAATTTCATTTGTGATGACTATATCACAATCTGTTTTATTGATCGACCAGACAAGCACAAGCGTAATGGTCGATACCAAGCAAACCTTTTAGTTTATCGTGATTTTTGGCATGAAGTACGCAGTTGTGTGGATGAAAAGCAAGAAGAAGAGTCAAGCGAAACAACAAGCTATTTTCTACAATCTAGAGGATGCGATTATGTGGGAGCAGCATGTTAACATGACAGAACATGCTAAAACAGAACTCCACCCGATCTGGGGTGACAGTTGAAGAACTGGTTGGGGAGGGTTGACGCCCTCCCTTTTTCATGCCATACTATACATATCAAAGCAACGCACCATGACCACCAGCACTCGCAAAAACTCTTCGATCAAGACAGAATCTATTGGGGTTGAGGCACGTCTTCGTGATCTTCTGGGTGCTGACAAACCTCTTCCTGAGCACAAGGGTAAGCACACTGATGATCTCTGGTTCAAAGAGGAAAATTTCTTCGTAGAGCATAAAGATTGTACTGCTAATAAAGTTGGTCTGAATCAAGTTCATTGTACTCGTTATGAGGTCATTGTTGTAGACCTCAGTGGTAACAAATACTATGATTATGACTATGCTGTAATCGATCCTACTACTATTCTCAAGAAAGTCTTGAACAAGAAAGGGCAACACTCTCACAGTGCTATTGAGTGTGCTCAAGTCAACCTCAACCCCACAGAAGTTGCTAAGTATGGTTGCATGGAAACAGAACTTCGTGCTAAAATCTATGAAGCATATCGTATCGGTGAGCAGAATGTCAAACTGAAGCAGTTTGCTGAAGAGAAAGCGAAAGCGATTGTTGACCGTGCTACCCAAGACATGAAAGATCTGGAGACCCTGCTGAATGATTGAAAATAAAGATTGCCTAGACTACCTCAAGACTCTTGAGGATAATAGTGTGGATCTGGTAGTCACAGATCCACCATACTTCATTGGTTTTGATGGTGGCAAGGGATGGGATAAGCAATGGGAAGATGAGTTTGCTTATCTCTCGTGGTGTGCTGCCTGGTCTCATGAATGTGTCCGTGTGTTGAAACCCAATCGCATGTTTATTGTGTGGGGAACACTCAAGACTGAGACATTCTTGAAGTATAAGATCCAGACTAGCATGAATTCTCGTCTCATACCACAGAATGAGATCATTTGGGCATACAACTGGGGTGGACGTGCTAAGACTAACTTTGCTCGCAAACATGAGTACGCATGGTGTTGGTCTACTGGCGAAGACTTCCTGTTTAATGCTGATGATGTGCGCGTAGAACGCAAGGTCAAGAAGAATATGAACCTTGAGAAGAAACTCCTCGCAGAGTATAAGTCTAACAACCCAGATGCTACACGGGAAGAGATTGCTGCTCACAAGGCAGAGTATATTGATCCTCAGACTGCGTTTGCAAAGGGTACTATTCCCACCTGTATTTGGGAGAAGAACAACCACACTACATCAAAAGATTATTGTGGTTGGCATCCTACCACCAAGAATCTTGAGGTAATGGAGCGCATCATCCGCGCATATTCTAACCCAGGTGACACTGTGTTGGACATCTTCATGGGTTCTGGGTCTACTGCTATCGCTGCAAAGCGGGCAGGTCGCAAGTATATTGGATGTGAGCGTGATGAAGAGTATTATGAGAAGATGCTAACACGTATCAAAAATGAGCACAATGTACTTGACTTTGTTGAGTAATCTGTTATAATTACTAATGTCCGCACAATTAGCGGACGACAAAATAACAACGAGGTAACAAATGTACCAAACAATCGCACAGATTGCTGCTGATCCTAAAGTGGTAAAGCAAGCAAAGAAATGGATTATTAATGGCGCACATGGAAAGAAGTTGCGCTATGTAGAATTTGATGACGTGAGTAACATCAAAGTTTCTACTCAATATCAGCGAGATTTTAGTCCTGCTGCTATCAAAGATTTTACTCAGTTGAATCGTATGCTTTTGGTGCCAGGTGTAATTGCGCGTCGTCCATTATATCTTGGTGAACAAGGAGGAGATTGGTGTCTTGATGGACAACATAAGGGAGTATTCTTTCAACTGGCAGAGGCAAAGGAAAGCGGTGAAACATATCCAGCAATGCTCCTAGAGCATGATGATGACGCAACTCTGGAAGAATGTCTAAAGTTAGAAGCAGAATTGTTTCACGCACTGAATAGCAAGCGTCGCAAACTCTCTAAGATTGACATCATTCGGGCAGGTGTACTATTTGATGATCCTGAAGCATGTTGGATTCTCACTGTGATGGAGGCATTGAAAGTTCACTGCGACCGATTTGGTAGTCTAGATGACGATGCTATTGAATTGAAATCATTCAATCAATTCTATATCATGACAACCGTTGATTATAGAATCGGTAAGGGTATTCAACATCACATTGATGGCATGAAGCTCTGGACAGACATCTTCGCTGAGGGTTTTGTCACTGGTTCTACTCTTCGTGGATGTACTTTCACTCAAGAGTTTATGAATGAAGTCCTCAATGAGGGTCAGCGTAAAGAGTTTCATAAATTCTTGTCTAAGAAGTATCGTGACACGAAGCAATCTACATTCATGAAAGGTTTGCCTCAAGATGGCAATACTCACAAGTGGGTTCTTCATCAATTCTTGTTTGATTACAAGGACTATTGCTCTATCAATAACATTCCACCACGGCATTGTATTGGTGCTAGTACCATGGAACAAGCATGTAAGATTAGTAAAAGATTCTGCCTTGACGTGACAGAGGTGGACAGTTGATCTAGTGTCACATGGGGGTCGCAAGACCCCTTTTTTATGCTGTATGATTACAAGGTAATCGAGAGACACCCATGCAACTCCAAACCTCTGCCACCCAGATCGACTTCTACCCTGTCGCTGGTGGCAAGCGTTTCGTCAAGCGTGTCATCTGGCACCCCACTGAAGAGATCTCTCAGCAGATGACTTCTTTCACCACCCGTGTCAAGTCTGACGCCCTCTACGACATCCGTAACTACCTCGCCAACGGTGCTGAGGTCACTGACTTCAACACTGAAGCATACCAAGGTTCTGATTACACTCCTGTCTACTGCTGACACACATATAACACATTCATTGAGGATTACCCATGGATCTTATTACATTCAAACAAAAGTTTTGTACCCTCAAAGCACGAGGTTTTATCAAATCCCATCGCAAAGGTAACACTGGTGTGGGTCACACTCTCGAACAAGAATTGGGATTGACAGAGAATTGTATCTCTGGTCCCGATCTTGTGGGCAATGAACTTAAAGCAGCGCGTAAAGGTGCTGGTGGTAAGCAGACATTGTTCACTAAAGAAGGTAAGTGGGTCGTATCCCAGAAAGATTATATTGCACAGTATGGTTTCCCTCACACCACTAAGATTGGTGAGATGAGTGGACAATCTACTGTTACTAAGACTGTTAACAAGCGTGGTCTGTCTATTGTGACCACTGATGATTACTGTGCCGTTGTGCATGGTGATACTATCATCGTCAAGTGGGACTGGGATACTCTAGTAGACCAGTTTGCTAAGAAGTTTCCCGCATGTGTCAAAGTATTTGCGGATGTAGAGAAGCGTGATGGTGTGGAATACTTCCATTATAATGAGGCATTCCGCTTCGTTGGTACTGATAAACAATTGTTTCGCGCTGCTATCGAGAATGATATGATTGCTATTGATATTCGTATGCGTACACAGAATAATATTGGTAAATCTCTCCGCAACCGTGGTACTGCATTTCGTATGAATCATGGTAAAATGGAAGAACTGTTTGTCAAGGAGGCGCTTTGAAGGATACTATTCTGTACGGTGACTGTAGAGAGACCCTGCAACAATTCGCAGCGTCTGGTGTCCGCGCTCGCATGTGTGTGACATCGCCACCATACTATGGTCTGCGTGATTACGGTAACGAAGATGCACAGATTGGTCTGGAAGAATCGCCCGAAGAGTTTATCCAACAACTGGTTGAGGTATTTCGTGGTGTGCGTGATTGTCTGACAGATGATGGTACATTGTGGGTGAACATTGGCGATAGTTATTACAACTATCGATCTGGCAAGGGTCAGGTGCTGCCCAAGCAGTCTATGGCATCCAGCAACCAAGATCTACCACAAATCAAAAATCCTAGACGAGGTAACAAACTTAAGGGTCTCAAGGATAAAGATCTCATTGGTATTCCGTGGATGCTAGCATTTGCACTCCGTGCTGATGGTTGGTATCTGCGTCAGGATATGATTTGGAGCAAACCTAATCCTATGCCTGAGAGTGTGCGTGATCGTTGTACCAAATCACATGAATATATCTTCTTGCTTAGTAAGAGCAAGCGATACTATTTTGATGTGGAGTCTATCAAAGAACCCACAGTCGATGGTGCTAGCATGAAGCGTAAGAAGAGTGTGTGGACAGTACAACCTAAACCATACAAAGGTGCTCACTGTGCTGTTTACCCTCGTGAATTGATTGAACCTGCTATCCTAGCAGGTAGTGAAGCAGGTGACATTATCCTAGATCCTTTCATGGGCAGTGGCACCACCGCTGCTGTTGCCAAATCCATGGATAGGCACTATATTGGATGTGAGTTGCACCGCGACTATTCTGAACTGATCCTACAGCGCCTTGATGAGGTCGCTGAGAGGCGTCTAGAAGCGCCTGCAACCCCCCTCTCCCATTTCCTCTAACCCCTTAGACCTATGAAGACCGCTGAAGTCCCCCTGACTGCCTCTGAACTGAAGTTCCTGATCGACCTGCTATGGGGAGCTCCCCTTGGCATTGTGCGTGATACAGCATTGCGCCATGGTCTGTCAGATTCTGAGGTTGAAGGACACTTGGTGAAGTGTCTAGGCTACCTCGCCTGTGAGTCTGACTGACGCTATACTACTAAGGTAATCAAGGGAACGACCCATGATCACTGACACCACACAAGACAAGCAACTCCGTCGTACCATTCTCCAGAGCATTGAGGAGATGGACATTGAGATGCTCAAGCGTATTGCTTACGAGTGCCGCTGTGAAGAGATGGGTCTGCTCCCTGACAACACTTACCTGAACTTCTGATGATTACTTCCAAAGCACAAATGCTCAAGGTGATTGCCACATGTGCTCAACCGCATGTGCTCAACCGTGAAGAGAAGTTCCAAGTCTTCTGTAATGTGTGTGATAACATGTTAGCAGAAGGACGTATCACCAAAGCAAACCACACTCGCTGGACCAATGTTTTCTAAAGAAGATCACGAGTTTATTGACTTTCTCTTTGGTAAACTCACCTGTCTCACTGATACTGACATGATTGACTTGCATGATGATGATTCATGCTGTGACCACATTCAACTTTCGCTTTTAGAAGTATGACACAAGGTTCTTTACCGCCACGTCATACACTCACAGTTCGTGAGTATGCTGCATTAGAACCTTTTTACAAAGCACAGCGTCCACATGATGCTGTTATGACGTGGCGACAATTGCGCTCTGTTGGGCATAAACCCGTGCCTAAACAAGATCCCGCTCTCAAAGAAGTATGCGTCAGGTTTAATGACGTATACCATGCTAATCTCAACTACGACAAAACTATCAAACAAGACAATGATGAATGAAGTTATGCTCGATCGCTGGTTGCTCGATCAACTCAGTGAAGAATACGATGTGACCGAAGTGGAGAAGGACATGCCAGTTGAGGAACTGTCCCACGAGGTGCTCGAACTGCTCTCTTGAGCCCTATACTAAGGACATCGACAAGGGAACCACCCATGACCTACTCTCACTACAAAATCGAGATCGACATGCCCGAGACCGAGATTCCCATTGTGTATTTCCGTAAGGTCAAGCGTTGCACCACTGCCAAGGGCATGGATCGTCAGCACAATCGTATGGTGAACGAGGCATGTGATGCTTGGCGTCAGTATGAGTTCAAGCGTCTCACCGTGTCCCGTGTGCCAGCGAGCGAAGTGGCATGATCAGTCTCCCGAACCCCACCAAGACCATCTATACTGAACACAGTTCAGACAACGACATGACCACCACCTTCGCTGAGTTCGCCCAACAGCAAGACGCTCGTAACACTATTGAGTTGAACATCCGCAAGTATTGCCTGATGCTGTGTGATGCTCTGGAGCAGAACTTCAAGGATCGTAACCATGGCAAAGTCGGTCGTTATGATGCTCCTGTGTATAAGTTTGTGATCGAGTCTGGTCGCAAGTATCACAAGATCATCATGGAAGTTCCCAACCACAATCGTCCTGCTTCCCGTAGTGTTCATGCTTTCGTTGATCGTAAGACTGGTGAAGTGTACAAACCTGCTTCTTTCAAAGCGCCTGCTAAGCATGTGCGCTTCAACCTCTGCATCATTAGTGATCGTGAGTGGTTGCTTGAAAATGCAGACTGGGCAGGTGGTTATCTCTACAAGCGTTGACATTCCGCGCTTTTTCTGCTAAATTACTACAGAGTTCAATCGCTTCTCCTCTCATGAAACCTCCTGTCTATTATCTTGTCGCCAACGAACAAGCGTTCGCGCTTGAAGATGACGGTATCACAGTGTTCGGTGCGCCTGTCAATCCTGATGGCACTGTTGATTGGGAATATGCTTACGATTTCGATCCTAACGAAGAAGATGTAGAGTATGTTGCTTACATGAGCAAACTTCTCATTGACTCTGCTAAACTGTATTACGAGCACAACGTTGAGGTCTTCATCAAATGAACATGCTACAAGAGCATATCCGCGAGTTCATCAATCCTTTCCCTAATAGATACACTCGTGGTGCGTGGGAGATCCGTGTTCTTCCGCATGAAGATCTAGATTATGATGGTGTGCAGAAGTTCTGGCGCTTGTTCAAGAAGTTTCCTAACGATTTCGCTGCTGCCGCTGTCTCTCTGCTCCCTGATGATGTAGAATTCATCCAGTACGACCACCTCAACAACGTTCTCTTCGCTAACAAACTATGAGCACTGACACCGAACGCCTTTCCTATCAACGCGATCTTGTTTACGATTGGTGTACCGATCGTTTCAAAGAACTGCTTGCTGATGATGACCATGGTAGTGCTCTCGCTGTTGCTGATGAGTTCTTTGAGTGGTTAGACCCTGAACAACTAGAACAAGAAGAAACCCTCTACTACAATGAAGAAGAATTGCTCGAACTCTACGCCCAAGTCGTCAGTCAAGGAGACAGTTCCTCTAATCAGTGATGAAATGAGGACTTTAATCTTGTCTTACATGGAAGCATGTAATGCCAATGATCATGTACAAGAAGAAGCACTACTCCAACAAATTAGAGAGTTAGGACAAAAAGAACATGATAGTCAACATTGAACTGGGTGAAGATCTCCAACTAGAGTATCAGTCATGGTTGGATGTGAAACAATCGCTAGGCATTGAGCGTAGCATCAACAATTTCCTTTATTACACATACAACTATGGCACGTTCGCTAATCCCCGCAATCCTGACGACAATGAGCCTAGCACTGAGTAGTGTTGCGCTTGCTAATGAAGACAAGATTACCAAAGGTTTCTATTCTTATGATGCCATGGGTTGTATGCTCATGCGTGAGTGTAAGAAAGATGTGAAGGAAGTGTTCAGCATGTTAGACATCAGTTCTAACTATGAGAACATGGAAGCATTCACACCAGTAGCACAAGAGTTTAACAATATGCTTATGACACTCAATCAAATTGGTGTCAAAGTATATCTTGCTGATGAGAGATACTTTCCAGTTGGACATCGTGGTGTCTACCATACTGTCAGCAATGCATTCTTCTTGAACAAAGCATTCATGGGTCGCCCTAATGTGTTGATGAGTGTAATGCGTCATGAAGGATGGCACGCTGCACAAGATTGTATGGCAGGTAGCATCAAGAATAGCATGATTGCTATTATCATGCCAGAGGAGAAAGTACCACCTCTGTGGAGAGAAATGGTAGAGCGAACCTATCCAGCGTCAGCAGTGCCATGGGAGGCAGAGGCTACATGGGCAGGAAAGACCGCTGGGATGACCCAGGAGGCGCTTGAAGCATGTGCTAAGGGTAGCATGTGGGAAGTCTATGAGCCAACCCCTCTCACGCGCCAATGGTTAGAGGAAGAAGGTTTCATCAAATGACCTACACTAATCAACAACTGATTGATGCACTCGTCAAAGAGTATGAGTGGTTATGTCATGATGACTTTGACCCTGATGTAGACTGCACACCAGAACAATACCTTGACGCAATCAAGGATCTATCCTATGATGAACTAGTAGAAGAGACACAGACTGACGACATCTTCACCCTTGATCAATTCATGAGGACCTATTCATGACCTATGAAGCAGAAGTTCAATTCAAATTTGATGCTACATTCACTCCCACCTATGGGACATCATCTTGGACTGATGATGACTTCATCCCTGAAGAGCATTATCTGATCACTGCACCTGCTGCTGATCTCAACTGCAAGCAGTATTTCAAGTTATTTGAGAAATTCATGCTATGTGTAGGCATGGACCCCAAATCTATTCGTTCTGCTGCTATGTCATTGGTCTTCAATGACTGTGTGCGTGAGGAAGATCAGCGTAAAGTATGTGCTGAGTATGAACTCACCATGGATGAAGATCTTGACAAGAAGTATGAACAGTGGAAAGAGCGTGATGCTCAATGGGCTAAGATGAATGCTCATTATGAGAAGAACTTTGGTAGTGAACCGAAGATCAAAGGTGACTGGGAGCAAATGACTGATGAAGAACGAGAGCATCAATGGGAGACAAGTTACTGGCAACTCTATCGTCGCTTCCAACGATTTGCTGTTTATAGTGATGATCAACTGAATGAAATGCTTGATGCGTATGACCGACTCAAACTTGATAGTGCAAACGGAGTAGCATAGTGAAACTCTTTGATTACCTCTACTACGAAGACTTTGGACACGAGTGGTATTTCCAACTGCTCCCAATCTCCAATCGTTTTGCACTCATTGATATGGTAATTCAGTGGGATGACTTTGCTCCTTCTGAATGGTATCCAT